GAAATGACATTGTGCGATAATCTTCATGGATGTCACTTCCGCGTGCTGTATGGAGAACTTAGGAAGTGGAGACATCATGGGCGTCGCAGAGCCTCCCGTTGGATAAATCGTGGCATTATCCTGACCAGCAAGGTACGGACGATACACAACTACAACGGGTTCAACGCTGAGTATAGCTCGCTCTAAGTACTTAGTAATCAACCGGCCTACGTTGTCAATTTCTATGCGAAGTTGGGGAATGCCCGTCTCCCTAATATCGGGTAGTGTGAAATTAAACGGATAGCCTACGAATTCCACCTCAGCGTTCGCATCAACACCAGCCGTATTTGCATCGTTTTCGAGTTTAAAAATGTGGTTACTATAATCACGCACAACACGCAACGCCGTATAATCACCGGTAGGGTTATTGCCTGATGTGTTCACGAAACTGGAGTGCTGTAGTTCTAGGGTGTGAAGAACTACATCGTTGTCGCCGGTTTGCGCAGAGGCGTACGCCTCCTTTAGTGCATCATCCATGGTTGCCATTTAGATCACCACTCCTAATAACTAGTCTCTGGTAGTTGGGTAGAAGCATCGCTGGTTGCGTCGATGATCTCTAGTTGTACCTTGACTTGCCAATGGTCAGCACTCGAAACCCGCGCCGATGTGTACGGCCCCATAAACCGACACTCAACATCACTCGCAATCGCACTGTCGAGGTTTAGATCTATGAGGAAGTGCTTACTACCACTGTGCGTTTTGACTCGCCAAAAATGCCGAAATATTTTGAGTTCATCACCTGTAAAATCCCACTGGATTGCCAATACCGTTGGGACATTAGTGTAAGTACGCCTAACCCGGGCAGGGCCCGCCTGCATATCCGTACGTATCGTAGCATCGCCACGACTAAGTTGATAGCCCTCACGTGATGGATTAGGTAGTAAACTTGCTGGCCATGCTGGTAGTGCCATTCTTTATTACCTCAGAACGCGTTGCGGTTCGACCTGTCTAGGCCATATTGCTTTTCTAGTGCGGGTGATATGCCTCGCCCCGAGTGGATGTTCTTACTCATGTTCTCCTCTACCGCCTCTATGATTATGTCAAGCGACATGTCGCCATTCGCAGCTTGTGTCTGCTTGCCGACTTTCGCGGTCTGCCCCGGTTGGGTTTGTACATTGATGTTGATCTTGGGACTGTATGACGTACTAACCGAAACCCCCTGTTGCATCCCTTGTCGCAGGAGCTTATCCGCGTTGTCCATCTGCCGTGGAGTAAATATGCCCTCGCCTGCGTGTGCGTTAATTGGTACCATTCCGCCCCTTGCGTAACCCTGACGTGACTCATGTTGACCACGAGCAGTGACCCCACTAGCAGTAACCATCCCCCCGGTACCGAGGGGGGCACCCGTAAAAAGGGACCCAATCATGGCAAAGAAGCCTATGCCGCCACCCCCTCCAAACAGCATCATGCGCATCTCAACCTTAATTAACTCCGCGATCATCGATTGCGTCAGAGACTTGAAGTCCAGTTTACCAGTCATTACGAAATCCGCAAGTGCATCAGACATCCCCTCCAACCCGCGCTTCCAAATATCTGCTGTCTCGTTGACCCATTCGCCCTGACTCTTCGGTAACTCGTCACGAACCTTAGCTAACCCATTCTTAAAACCGGTGACATCATCTGTAGCTTTGACAAGCAATTCAAAGCCGCCGAAGTATTCATCAAGACTCAATCCGCTTAATTGCGCAAGCTCCAGCCTGAGGATGCCTATTGCGTTCGCGTGAGCCAATAAGCTCGCCAGTGCATCTTCCCCTTTCTCGGTGCCCCCTAACACCTCCCTTGCCGCCCCCAGATCAATGGACCCACCTAACATACCGGGCTGAAGTAGGCCCTTGAGCGTGGTTATCAACTCCAACGTCTCCTTCCTCTGTGCTTCCGTCGGATCTTTAGGTAAAAAATCCTGCCCAAGCTGATCAAGTTTCTCGCTAAGTGCCACGCTCTTAGCCTCCGCGAGCCTTCTCAGCTCAGCTTCCCTGTCTTGCTTGGTCCGCGCAGCAAACTGCCGACCTTGTTCGTACGTCAATCGGTTCTGTAACCTCCCCTCCTTCATCCTGTCTTGTATGCGTTTCAACTGTTCTTCCGTTGCGGTCAAGAAGGGGCTCTGAAAATTAGCCAAGTCTTGCATATTTTTGAGTTGGAGCTGGAATGCGTCGCTTTCCCCTATATCTTTCAAAGTCCCGGCATACTCCAAGAGGATGGCTCGATACTCAATTGCTGCTTGGGTGTCTTCGGTTACGACGACCGCCGCGCCCCTAGCCCCCTTCCTGTTCTTAAATCTGTCCATCTCCTCGCCCGTAAACCCGGCCCCTCTCCCCGCTCGTCGATCACCCAACCGCCCCGCCCTTCTTTGGGCGGCACTCAAAGCAGCTGCAATTTCAGCAGAAACCCTCGCAATGTTTGCCCGTACTTGCGCCTCCTCCATAGCTAATTCTAACTTACGTATGTACGCTTGCTGCTTTTGTATCTCCAGTAAACGCTCGACCGTTGGAACCCGACTCTGCTCCAACTGAAGTCGCTTCTGCTCCAACTCTAACATCTTCTGTTGAATTCTTAATTGCGGCGAATCGATTTTCTGATCCTCAAATGGCCGCAGCGCCTGTTGCTGCGCGAATCGCGCCTTCTCTGCCTTCCCTAGTAAGACGTCTTGCGCAAGTTGACGCCTAGTTCGCTCTTCGATCAAAACCGCCGCCTGCGTAGCGGAATCACGTCTAATCATTGCGGACCTTCTCGCCGCTTCATCGTCGTCCTTCCGAGCCCTGTCGATCTCCTTCGCGGCCTCACGGATTGCCTCTACCGCCCTCCACCGCTCCTGAACCCTTAGCGCCATTCTGTCCGTAATACGTTTCATTTCTAATGAATGCGCCGAGCGCTCTGCTTGAACTTGCTGCCCTATGAAACGAGAAGCTGCCTTTGAACCGCCTTTTTGTGACATTGCGATATCCGCTAACGTACCCGCACTGTCCGCTATCGCCTTATTGTACCCCAGTCGCAGCTTCGTCAACTTCTCTAAGGCATCCACTTCCACCTTCGTAGATACGCGAGCCATGAGTAACAACAATCGCGCATTCTCTAGTCTTTTCCGTGATGCCTCCAATAGGCGCTCATCAGCTTCACTGAAACCCCCGCCCGCTTTCTCTTTATTGCTCTCTTGCAGGATAAGTAACGTTCGAGCCGTATCAACCGCTATTTCGGCCTTTTCTATCGCCGCATCCCGTGATGCGACCAGCGCGTCTCTTGTTAATTTCTCAGATTCCAATTCATCAGACGCGAATTTCAACCATGTCGCCCCTAGGGCGGCTCGCGCATCATTTAGGTATCTGACATCCTTAAACAATTCCTTAACCTGAGAATCAAGGTCCTCGAATGTCTGAATTGCAGCCTCCGTCTCTATATTAAAATGTTCAAACAGCACCCTGTTCTCATCCGTCAATAACCCCAACTCCTTCATCGCCCTAACGCTCTGGCCAGATAATTTCATACCCGAAGCGGCTACCTCCGTAGCCAACCTGAGAATCCTATTCCCCCGTGTCTCTGGCCTCAAAGGCACCGTTGCAACCATTTTCTCCATTCTACCCTTATGCTTCCCCTCCTCAATAGCCGCAGCTAGTCCTTCCGATGCGTTCTTAATAAGGCCCCCAGCCATTTCACGAACCCCCTCTTTGTCTAGCTCCTTACCATCAGGACCAAGAATCTTAAACCCTGCAACTCTTCCCGTCCAAAATTCTAATTCCACTTCGACGCTAACCCCCTCCGCCCCCACCTCCCTTAGTGCTGCGGTAAGAGCCTCGGCCTGTATTTGTGCCCCAGCCTGAACGAATTTATCGGGTTCGAGATCAAGTCCATAGGCGCGAAATAAATCGGCTCCCGTATAAGCCAATATCCCGTGTCGTCCACTCTCGGAGCCTCCCCCTAAAGCCTGTTGCCCTCTCGCCCGCATTGACTGCCGATCAGTGGTCTGGAGATCGGCAACTTGTTTCAAGACGCCCATCTCTCCGCCGAAATCCAACTCCTTCCTTAATTCTGCTGCTGCGACTTTCCCTCGCTCCAGACTCACGTTCATCTGATCAAATGCCACATTGATCCGATCCTCAATAGTCATTGCTACATCTGTTAATCCCCCACCAAACTCCTGCGTCCAAAGCGCCCCAAGCCCAATGAGCATTGCCATTAACTTGACCCATCCAGCCGGTCCCCCCTTACCCGTTACCGCCGCCATGGCGATGGCTGTGCCCCTTACGAGCAATATGGTCGTCGCAAGAAGCTTCATCCCCGTCGATAAGTCATCGACCCTATCCTTCATAACGGTAAACAGAAGAATCGCCACTCCCGCCACGGGAAAGAAGGCTTTGTACCCCAGCACCACCGTTGCAATAGCGCTGGCAAAGACAAGAAATACTCTCCTGTTTGCAGCTATCGACAATAGTAAAGAACCCAACATGTCTATCGAACGTGTAATTGTTTTGATAAGCATAAAGAGCAGCCCTATTATCTCTTTAAGCCCAGCACCAAACTTCTTCAATGCGTCGCCGTGTTCTGAAATGCGCTGAATCATCCGCCCCTGCTGTTTCACGACCTCAGAACTCTGGTCCGCCAAGGCTTTTATAATCGGCTCAAACAACCGGCCCACCTGTACTGAAATAACAGTTACGCTCTGGCTAAGGACCTTAACGTGCCTGTTAAGTGTCGCGTTCGCACGACCAAAGGCTTGATCAAATACAGCCTCCATGCCTTCGCCCATTGCCTCGTAAGTCTCCGTAAATTTCTTTAACTGTTGTCCAGTAACTGCCAAGACTGCCGTTAATCCCTGTATGCGGCCAAACGCCTTAGCCAAAGCTGGGACACTGCCCTGCGCGGCGTCCCTGAGTAATATCAAGCTGTTGACAAAGCCAAACGTCGTAAATAGGACCCTCGATTGAACACCC